GTTTATTGGGGCATGGTTAGGAATTGTGATTGATTATGTACTACATTTGCTTTCTAGAGCAGGTTTAAATGATGTCATAGATGTTTTGGATGATGCTATCTGTGAAATACTACCCACTCATAGACACAGGAAGAATGCATGGGCTCCAACTAGCAAAACATTTACTGAACGCTTAACATTTACAGATTGGCTTTCTTTGTCACTGAATGCACAAATGACTGTTCTGGAACCTGAAGACCCTATAAGTTGGACAATCGACCGTTTAAATTCTTTCTTACCAGATGGACAAGCTCCACTTGCAAAGGATATAGTCTACAATAGGACTCCTTACTTACCTCAAAGGCCTAGAGCCACTAGGTACGAATTAGAGTATCCTTCATTAATTAATTCGGTCAGTGCAACGATCGACCCTACACTGCAGAAGAGGGCTATCATGTATGAATCCATGGGAGCCCAGCCTGGTACAGATGGGATCTGGTTGAGTGATAAGAACTCTTCAACTAAAGAACTCAAAGCAAGATATTTGGCACATGGGAAACCCTGGACACCTGAAGAAGAAGCCTTGATGGAGAGTTCAGTTCAGATGTTGTACAACACTCACAATGAATGTTTTGATTCTCCAGGTATCGTAAGCCCAGAGACGGTTAGGAATCACCTCAAGATGAAATTTAGTCCTGGAGTACCCTTTATAGGTAGGTTCAAGAAAAGATCTGATCTGCTTAAAACTGGATGGATGGATGCGATTATCCAATCGACTTATAAACATCTAGAGGATGGTACTTATCCTCCTCAACTTTATCATGTATTTCCGAAAAGCCAGATTGTCACAAAACCAAGACAAATAACAGCAGAAGGTTTGACTTCCATGTTTGTCAGCCAAGTAAGCCAACTTGAAATGATGAAAAGACCCATATGGGACCAGGTGGGATTCGGCATGGGAATGCCCCTTAACGCAAAACACCTTGGTGATGTTTTCGAAAAGGTAAATAAGAGAAAACTTGCTTTTAAAGCTGATGTGACCCAATTTGATAGTAATACACCTCCAGTCATTTATGAAGGATTGGCAAGGTTAGTTGAAAGAGGTGTCAAAGTTGGAGGTAACCCTGCTGTTGCCAAAATCCAGAGAGCTAGGCTCATTAGCATGCAACATGCC